AACTTTTATTTTTTATTAGGCTCGCGCCTCATTTACCCCGTAAATATACGAAGGGGGATTGGCTAAGCCAACCCCCCTCGCGGAAATCTTTAATTTATTTTTTAGTACTTTATAGTAAGATCATCGTCTTTATCTATTTTACCTTGTAATTTTTCCAAGTTTTTTTTTAAAGTCTTCCAACCATTTGCACCGTACTTATTTACTTTTGATGTACTTTCTATTTTTTTTTCTAATTCTGAAATTTCTTCGTAATGTTCTCCTTCATTCCCGTTTTGACCTATTATATCCATTCTTTTTTCTGCTGCTTCCCAATCAAACTCATCATCATACTCCATGACAGATTTAGTCCCATCTTCACTAGGTGTTCCTGCATAACGTAGGGTTTCATCTTCAACTATCACCCTCTCCCCATACAAATTTTCCCTAGTTTTGGGGATTAAATTTGCAAAAGCAATGTTAGCAGCAATTACTAGAGCAATAGCTAATGGATCAAATACAAATATAATAGTTAATAAAAGGTAATTAATAATTTTATCCATAGGGATTCCAGTTAAACCTGATAGATATTTGAGTGGGCCTAACTCTCCTGCTATATCATTATTTATAGATACTTCTACTATTTCCGTTTCATAGTTAAATAGTTTTTCATTTAAACCATCTACCCTAATATTGATATTTGTTTGACGGGTCATAGCTTGGTCTAGTTGTTTCTCTAAAGATTGACGAGTTGCCCTTGAGGTTGTAGTAATTAATACACCTTCAGCGTTTGTATATTGTATTTTATTGTTAGATAAACCATTACGTAAATCGGCCACGGCCTCATTAATTGTTATTTTTTCGGCGTTATATACCGCTAATTGTTCTTTAACATTATCTCGTTTAGTTTCAATTAAAGCTATTTGTGAATCTATACTTCCAGACTTTGCTGCTGTTTCTTGGTAAGCCGCAGATAGAAAACCATAAATACCCATACTAGTAATTAATATTAGTACAAAACAAGCTATTGAAAGATATGTTTTGAGTAAAAAAGGTAGTGATTTTCTATATTGATATAGAAGTGAAGCAATAACTAATTTAGCTATTTCTAAAGAAGCAGCCATTACTATAACTGCAAATGTTGCACCTGCAAATAGTTTACTAAGACCACTGACTGAATAGAAAGCCGCTGATCCTGATACTGATAGGGCTGATAGGGCTATTAAAAACGGGAATATTCTCTCTTGAATTTTTTTAAGCATGTTTTTTAGTTTTAGTTCCTAAAACCCTTATGCTTATCTATACGATCTAAAATTTTATTTAATTCTTCCATTTTAATTAGACCGGCCATAGATGCATTTTTAAGGGCACTTATTAACTGTAATACCATGAACGGTACGATAACTACTTCAGACAACCAAGCAGTTCCTGAAAATCCTTTTTCTACCATTAAAATTACGGTTAGGATAAACAACCATGCAAAAGTTGTTTTTGGAATTTTTATAGCTTTATAAGTTTTAAAACCTTCCGTTTTACATCCAGCCCAAACCCCGAAGACTCCGTCTAACCAGACTACGGCCGCTACTGCTAAATATTGCTCAAAATTATCCATAGATAAGTTTAGAAAATAGGTACATAAGTATGTACCAAAAGATGTTATACCCACTATGATTGTTTTTGTTGTCATTATTATATTAATTTTTTACCTTCAACCTCTTGAATCATCTCAAAATGTATTTTTGTAATTCTATCTCTACCATCTTCACTTAAGAGGTAATCATGGCAGTTATCTGAATTGGTCATAAAGAAATTTTCAGATAAGATAGCAGGCATTACTGTTTTTCTTAATACCCAAAAATCTGATTCTTTTGTTCCCCTCATCTTTTCATCAGGAAATTCTTCAGTTGCTTTCTCTAATAAAATTTTTGCAATTATGTCTGATTTTGTTTCACCTTCTGAGGTATACACTGACCAACCATTTGCTGACTCATCACTAAACCCATTAGCGTGAATGGAAACATAAATACAAGGTTTACCATCTTTATCTCTTTGTTGGCGATCGATGTCGTTAGCTTTATCAGTACGTTCAGATAAAGGCATATCTTCTTGTGTATCAACTAAATTAATACATTCAATTCCGGCATCTGTACATAACTTCATTAATCTATTAACAATACCTCTATTAAATTCTCCTTCATATAGAATCTCTCCATCAGGCCATAAAGGTGATCTTTTACCTGCTGTTTGGTATACACCATCTATAATACCACCGTGACCATTGTCAAATAGCCAAATGTAATTTGATTCAGATGTTGGGGGTTTAGGGGTAACATTAACTTCATATTTAGCCCCACAATTAGGACATTCTATATTTTTACTCATTTGTCCGAGGTTTTTTTTGCAAAAGCTTTAATAGTTGAAACTCCTAACATAGTAGCAGAAAATATTAACATGGAATTAAATAATTCTAAATTTATAGTAAACCAATGGAACCCATCACCTATAAAGGCTATACATACTAACATGCCAGATATAATTCCTAGGGTTTTTTTCGATGAATATTTTTCATCCATTTTATCTTCAGTAAATATATCGCTTATGAATTTCATAATGGTTTGTTTGATGATAAATATACAAAGAGGGGTGCTATTGCACCCCCTCTTCTATAATATTAAAAAACTTTTAATTATTTTTTTAACAAACCAAATAGCCATCCTTTTGCTAAATCCCAATTACGTGTAGCAAATACACCAAATGCGACTCCGGCATAGATTTTGTAACCAAAAGACCAAAGTAATAAACCTATAACTAGACCTAATACACCTTCGATTCCGTTTCCTTTTAACCAAGCTTTAACTAAATTAAATATTCTTTTAATTGCGCTTAATTTTTCAATTACTTCTTTTTTTACTTCTTTTTTACGTGCCATAATTTTTTTTATTTGATTAATGTGATTATAAATACATTAAAAATTTATTTCCATGCATATAACATCATTATGTTATATTTTTTATGGATGTGTTCTAATGATATAGAAAACCCATTTGTTGAAAATTTATCCATTATATAAAGTAACTTACTAGTGTTATGGTGGTGAAAGTCTGGGCCATGTGTCCATTTTCCACCATCTCCTAACCAATCTAGGTGTACTTCAATAGCCCATTTTTTAACCTTATTTAAGGTTGAATCTTTCATGTTTATTAAAACCGGGTACTCCGAGCGTTCAATGTCCATTTTTATAAAATCAACATGGGAAAGATTATTATCTTCTATAATTCCTTCTACACTATATAAATCTTTTCCGTTATGTCTGTCGGATACTTCACCTAAAAAGGTTGTTATTTCTGGATTTGAAATAGTATTTTCTAATAAGCAGTTGTAACTTTCCTTGTTTTTTTCTACACTATATATTTTAGATGCTCCATTTACTAAAGCAAAGTGTGAAAACATACCCACAAAAGCACCTAAATCTAAACAAACATCTCCAACATTTACTTTTGAACCATGTCTATGATACTCATTATCATAAAATATTTCTTTATAGAAATCATCAACAACTCCTTTTTCAGATTCTGGGTATTTAAATTTTATTTTTTCCATAACTATTTTAATTTTGTGTTTAGAAATTCAAGACATGCTTACCCATCACAAGCTAAACAGTCATCTGCTGTCCTTGATCCTAAATCACCTTTAATTACACTGTCAGTTCTTAGATAATATAGTGTTTTAATACCCAACTTCCATGCCTCTAAATGTACTTGGTTTATCCATCTAGGAGAGTCTGTGGGGTCAAAAGCTACATTTAAAGATTGAGTTTGATCAATATATTTCTGACGTACTGCGGCTTGTTGTATTAGTGCTAACTGATTGATTTCTGGAAATGTTAAAAATACCTCCTTTTCATCTTCCGTTAATACATCGTTTGGTAAATTAGCTACGGAACCATTATCAACTAATATTTGGTCCCAATATTTATCTAAATTTTTATCTTTAGAATTTAAAAGTTGCTCCAATTCAGGGTTACGAACTATAAACGTTCCTTTTGCACCATTAAATACATAAACATTAGCTGGTTGAGGTTCAATTCCAGCTGAACAGCTATTAATGCGGGAATTTGATACTGTAGGGGCAACTGCCATCACGTGGGTATTTCTCATTCCTGTTCCTTTACACCATAATGGCTCTCCATATTCTTCAGCCATTTGCCTAGAGGCTGCTTCAGCCTTTTGTCTAATATCACTAAAAATAGTGTGAGTCCAAGCTGTTGATGCTAGTGAATTAAATGGTAAACCTTTTTGTTGTAGGAATGTATGCCACCCCATTACACCTAAACCTAATGCTCTTCCTTTTTTAGCTGATCTATGTGAGCGTTCCATTGATTCTTTACCATTAGTTTTAATGATAAATTCTTCCATTACTCCATCTAAAAAATAAGTAGCCATTTCAACTACATCTGTATTTTTCCATTCATCGTACTTAGCTAAGTTTAAAGAAGATAAACAACAAATAAANGAATGTTCNTCATCTGTATGTAANGTAATNTCAGAACAAATNTTAGTCATTGTAACATCTAGGTTATTCATTCTATATGCTAAAGGATTGTCTTTATTAACGTTATCCTTAAACATTATGTATGGTTCACCCGTCTCTACACGTGATTTAAGTATTTCAAGCCATAACGACATAGCCTCGCTGTCACGATCTTGTAAGCGCTTCATAAACGCATCATCTACAACTACGGCTTGATGTAAATTTAGACATTGTCTATTAGGATCACCTTTAGGTCGACGAATTTGTAAATATTCTTTAATATCCTTATGATTAATATCTAAATTTACTGATGCTGCTCCTCTACGGACTGAACCTTGATTGGTTGCAACAATAGTTGAATCATAAATTTTAGCCCAAGGGACTATTCCTTCTGATTTTCCATTTCCAGTAATACCTGCTCCTCTTCCTCTAATTCTGCTAAGGGAAATTCCCACACCTCCCCCATAGGAAGTAAGGCGCATAAGTTCTGCATTAGTGAGTCCAATACCACGAATCGAATCCGGAGTATCAATACCAAAACAACTAATAGGCAAACCCCGATCAGTACCGGTATTGCTGAGAACAGGGCTAGCGAGACCAATCCATCCATTCCAAATATATTTAAAAAATTTATTTGCTAAGTCAGGGCGATTTAATCTTTCTGCAACTGCATTAGCCACACGTTTATATGCTTTTCGGGGAGTTTCCCCTGGTAGTAAATATCCTTTACTAATTGTAGATAAAGATACTTCATCCATGTATTCAGGATAATCTTTACCTCTTTCCCATAGGGAGTAATCTGCTACTAAACTATTATTATCCATATTTAAAATATACTTTCATCCCATTCCATATTACCTTTAGAATAGTTGGTTACGCGATTTGCAAAAAAGTCTGTATGTTGTTTACCGGCTGATAGGTGATCAAACCATTTCATACGTTCAACTGCTGTTAAATCAATATCTGATATAATACCTTTATACCCTAAATCTCCTAGCTTAGCATTAATTCTGTTTTTAATAAAATTTTCTAAATCATATTGAGAACATCCTTCTAACTCCCCTAACTCATAGCATTTTTTAATAAAATCTAATTCAAGCTTTAGTGAAAGTAAAGCTGCTTCATTAATGGCTGCTTCAAGCTCTGGGGTTTTAAGTGATGGGTTTTCATCAATAAGTGTTCTAAACAACCAACATCCAGCTTCGGAGTGTAATGATTCATCCCTAATAGACCATTCAACAATTTGTCCTACTCCCTTTAATTTATTCCTCATTTTAAAAGATAAAAGAACGGCAAAAGAGGAAAACAAATTAACTCCTTCAGTAAATGCTGAAAAAATTGCTAATGATTTTGCAATTTCATGAAGGTTCTGTTCCCCACTATTAAAACTATCTCTGACAGATGTAAGATTTTCAATTTTAGCCATTGTAGCCTCATCTTCCATAAATTCATCAAAATTCTCAAGACCCAAAGTTTCATTTAATAATGAATATGCTTCGGCATGAATGGTTTCAAATGCTCCAAAAGTTGTAGCCATCATTATAACTTCAGGTTTACGGAACCATTTTGTTACTAATTGGGTCCAATAATCATTTACAACGGTTTCAGTTTGAGCAAATCCCTTTAGAATAGAACCTATTATATTTTTTTCAGTCTCTGATAAGTTGGAATTCCAATCATTAAGGTCAGACATCATAGGTACTTCGGTATGAAGCCAATGGGCTTGTTGTTGTTTTAACCAATAATCTGCAGCCTCTTGATATTCAAAGGGCTTGTAGACTATTCTTTCTTTCATTAAATCTTTTCTCATTTGTTTTTTTTAGGTTTTAATTTATGAATTTAATTCAAAAAACTTATTTTTCAATGTTTGTTTGTCAAAACTATCAAAATTATCATAGCTTTTAGATGCCGTAGGTTCATCAGACTCATAGTCATCGGGGTTGTAATCAATAACATCAAAGTGACCTGTTGAAGTATCGGCTTTTACCCCAAAGGTTAAACCATCCATCCCATATCTGTTTTTCATAATATGGAATCTTCCAGTTCCGTTTACTTTATCTTTTGCTTTTCTTGAAAGAGATAAGCAGAAATCAGTAATCATAATTTTATCATATGACCCTGCTGCTTTATCACCTTCGATAACATCATCTTTTGCACCTGCACGGTTAACTTGAGAAACTGACCAAATTGGTACATTTAATTCGCGAGCTAATCCTTTAGTGCTTGTATAAATATCATCAATCTCTCCTTTACGATCTGCTGTTCTTTTCTTTGTTGAAAGAAGATCTACATAGTCAATTATGATCAAATCTGCTTTAGTTCCCATACTTTCAACTTTTTGAATATGGGATTCTATAGTTGAAATTGTAGCTCTCCCTGTAGGAAATTCTTTAATAATTAACTCACCTGGAAGTTCAGGGATGATTGCTTCTACTTTTTCCCTATTCTGGAGGATTTGATCTACTGATATTTTACTAAAGAAAGCATCATATCGTCTACCAACATACTGTTCTCCTAATTCAAGTGTGTAATGTAAAACATTATATCCCATTCTTACAGCATACCCTCCTAAGGCAACTAACGACCAAGACTTTCCACCTCCGGGGTTACCAAATATAAGACCAAAATCACCATTTCCTAACCCACCTTGAAGTATATCATTAACCTTATCCCAAGGGGTTGCTATTGTAGTTCTAGCATCTTCTCTAAATCTAGATTCTATATCTTTATTATATTCATGTCCTACATTTTTATCATTTCCTGCTTTTAGAGCTGATTCTACTAAAAACTTAATCCCATCAAAATCACCAGCTTTAAGCAAATCAACACTGTTAAGTAGTGCTTTTTTTAACTGTTGGTTTTTACAAAATGTTGAGAATTCTTCTTGAACATATTCTAAATCTTCATCAGAAGATTGATAAGCTGCTTTTAATTGCTCTTTAATAGATAATTTTAAAACTTCATTTTCAATTTTTTGTAGTTTTATTTTTAAAATCTCCATTGAGGGGGTAGTATGATATTTATCATAATACTTTAAGATTTCTTTAATAACCCATTGATGGGCTTGATTATCAAAATATTCTTCACTTAAAATATCATGGATATTTACTAGAAAATCTTTATGAGTTAATAGTGAAGATAACACTTTTGTTTGGAAGTGTGGACCATACTGATTTAAACTGGTTAATGTCATAACTTTTATTTATTTTTATTTATTTAATTTGTAACGATTCAAAACAATCTTTTACCCAGTACTCTACATTTCTAATTATTCCTCCCAATTGATCTGTATTGTACATGGATACAAACTGATCTGGAAGATAATGAATGTCTTTTGATTTGACAACCTCATCTAAGTAATTTTCATCATTTTTATCAATCATAGGTTTTGATAAATCCATAATTTTATGATTGGTTTCTATAGATGACCAGTTTTGTATTATACGGGCATATATTACATTTTCTTTAAACTTTTTTTCACTTATTTGATATATATCATCCAATGTTATATCTCGCTCAGTTAATTCAGGGAATAATTTATATAATTTTTTAGGTCCTAGCCCTTTAATACCTTTAACTTTATCTGAATTATCTCCCATTAGGGTTTTATATAAAATAAAATTATTAGGTGACATTTTAAATTTTTCCTCCATTGTATCTGTAGTATAATACTCCTTCTCCATAGGACGATACACAATAACATTTTCATTTACCAACTGTAAGAAATCTTTATCTGAAGATACTATGAAAGCTTTATCTTGTTTTTTCTTAGGTGTAACTTGGCATAAGTACGCAATAATATCATCAGCTTCTACTTTATCTAATGTAACTACTTTAACTGGTAGAGTTTTTAAATATTGAATGATGCGGACCATTTGGTCTACCTTTGCATCATCTTCATCATCTTTATCATCAAAAGCGTCCCAATTAGTAATACGTTGAAGATCTCTACCTGACTTATATTCAGGGAGGAGGTTTTTTCTATTATTAGAGGAACCAGCCCCATCAAATACAACATATACTTGGGTAGGTTGCATTTGGCGTATCATAGCACCTAATGAGCGGAAAAACCCACCTAAACCCCCAATATGGACTCCATCAGGATTAACCATATTAAGAATTGCAAAGTTCCTAAAAAATAGGTTTAACCCATCAATCATTAAAATTCTTTCTCCTTCTACAGTCTCTTTCCCGTGCTCATCGACGCTGTCGAGGAGATTAAGTAAATCTTTATGTTTCATTTGTTTTTATTTATGGGGGGAATATACGAAAATTCCCCCCGATAACCTAATTTTTATTTGGGCTCATCTGTATGAGTTGTGATGTCAGTATAAGCTTCATCTTCTTCAGCAATTACAAAATCACCCCCACCTAAAATTTTAGCCCATTCTTCAGCGTGGTCTTCTTTGTATGCTTTTAAAGCCTTATCATCATCTTTAACAAACCCATGAGGTGTCATAACAATTTTCCCTCTAGTAGTAACTCCATTAATGTGGTTTTTATCAATCTGTAGATTAGTACGTTTTGCAAATTCTACCTGCTTACCATCTTTAATTGCTTTAATTTTAGATGTTCCAGCTGACATTACATTTCCAAATGTAACTACAAAGGTTGAATCAAACCACATAGCATACCCTCCCTTATTCATCAGTTTTGGCTGACCCATAGGATGTTCTGCTTTTAAGGTCCATACTTTATTAATACAAACTAGCGTATTAGTATAAGGACTGCTCTCTTTACGAGACATTACTATTCGTTGGTTTACGTTATTACCGAATTGAGTTGACATTGCGCCAGCATTCCACTCGTTGTTGTTTTTATTAGATTTTAACGACATTTCACACGGTACAGACCCAATTGAATCCCAACAGAACATTAAATCATAAGGTAAATTTCCTTTTTTCTGTTCATCAATTAAGTCTAAAATAAACCCAGCTACGTCTTCAATTGAATTGATAGTTTCTCTATCTACATAAATAAAATTACCATTGTAATCAATAACTTCACCTGTTTCTTCATCTACGACTTCATTAATTTCTAAACCCATCATCTGGGCATGTTCCCAAGACCATTTCATCTCAGTAATAATAAATACTGGAAGGATACCTCGTTTTTGAGCTGCTACAGCTCCTTCAATCATTGCAGTTGTTTTTCCTGTATCTGAATGTCCACGAAGTAATACAATATGACCTTGAGGAATACCAGGTACCGAAGTAACTTCCTGATATGCCTCAGATAATGGTATCCAAGTTTGTTCTTTAAATTTTGCTTTGGATGATAGTCCTTTCTTAGTCTTAAATCCATCTAAGTTAAATTTAGATTTAATTTCTGAGGAGACTGCCTCCGATAGTGATTTTTTAGGTCTTGCCATATTTTATTTATTAAAAGGGTAAATCGTCTGTTTTGTTGTCATCCCCAAATAAATCATCAAATTTATCTGCTTTAGTCTGCTTAGCAGGTTTAGTATCTAAAGAATAATTTGATTTTGGCTGACTATCAAAAGCGACTGCTGGTTCTTTAATGATTGAACCTTCCTCTTCTTCTCCTTCAGGTGATAACCATTCTTGTAATGAAGCTTTCATTTCATCATAAGTAAGTGGTTTGAATACCTTCATAGGATCTGCTTGGTTTTCTAAAAGTTGTTTAACTGCATCTTCAGTATCTGCAAGTTGTGTTTGTTTTAGAGAAGGACCAATTGAGGTTTTGTTGTAAGGAGTTCCTGTTGATTCTGGTCCTACGGTTGATAGTTTAATATCTCTACCTTGAGCAATGTCGGTAAAATCACCAATTTCCTCATCAGCAGCTAAATTTAAGAATTCTTGATAAACTTCTTTACCGAACTGCCATAGTTTAACACCTTCATCTTCTTGACCTCTAACTACAATAGGAGCAAAAGTACGAACTTTAGCATCTAATTTTTTAGCTAATCTCCAATTTTCTTTATCATTAGTACTACGAAGTTTTTTAGCAAATTCTTCAATTGGATCTTTTTCACCCCAATTTGAAGGAGATGCCATTACTCGTTTACTACCAATTCCATAATAGAATTTCATTTCGGTGAATGGGAAATCTTTGTTGTACTTTGAAGGAACAACTCTAATAAGTTGTTTTCCTACTGATGGTTTCCAGAAGAGGTTTGTTTTTTGACCTCCTTGGTTGTTTGCCTGACTTTGCATGTCATTAAGGCGTTTTTTGATTGCATTTAAATCCATTTTGTAACTTTTTTTAATTTATAACTATATTTAATATACGGAGATGATTTAGGCACTCCAACCTATACTTCAAGAATTTTATGTATTTTTGTTTTTAGTTGTTTTAACTCATCATGTTGTGTGAGTAATATTGTATTTCTGTAATGTTGCCAATCTATAGGAAAGCGAGTGTCAACTACTCCCCCATTTAGCTTTTTAATTAACTCATTTAAGGCATTAATTGTGTAAAGGGTATTTGAGTCCTTTTTTCTATGCACCATGATGGTATTAGGGGGCAAATCAGACATATTGCCTTGGTCTATGTTATAAGTACAAACATATTCATTATTGCTTTTTATATGCAAAACAAATACTTTATTATACATTATAGAATATTGTGTAGTAATACGCTCTAACAACCCATCAAGGTCTTCTAAAGTAGTGAACGTGCAAAATAACTTATTATTCAAATCGTTTATGTTTAAAGTGTTGAAATCCTGGAAATCATCCACTGTATACATATTATTAGGATTCGTTAAAATCGTATGTCTCTCCATAACTGTGTTTTATTTGTAACTTATTAATTTTAAATACATTCAGTATTTCTTTTATTATTTCCCTCTCACTATCATCAAAATCAAAAAGAAAGGAATCATATGTGTAAAGTACTAACTTAGTATTTCTTCCCTTTAATATTTTAAATATTTCCCACAATATACGAACATTAGTAGCCGTCTCCAAGTTTTGAAGAACATAATTCAACAGCTTTTGAGGTTTCATATCTTGAAGGTCTTCCTTTTTAAATATATGCTTTGAAATAGGGCACTCAATTGAACCCTCACTTTGAAAGCGAGCCCACATATCATCAGTATATACTTGCATTTTTTTAAAGAACTCCAAATCCTTATATTGATTGAATACTCCCCCATACATTTGTTTAAATGTCAGTTCCTTTGCTTTTTTATAATCCACCCCATACATTTTAGCAAAGGCCATATGGATATCATCACTACCAAAGTCATAACCAAGCAGATGAGAAAGTAAAGTAGGGTGATAGGCACTAATATCCAATTCAAGAAGAATATCATTGCGAGGGATAAAGGACTTTCTGTCCCCGTTGTCTTTATTAATGGCCGCATAATTTACTCCTTTAAATCTATTAGAGGGTCTGCCTGTAAGTGTTTTGAAGTTGAATTGCGTGTAGGCGTATTCTCCATCGATATCATGAAAACGCGATTGGAATTCCTCTCTATCAATTCGTATACCACTTCTTTCCATGGCGTTGAATACCACTGAGGTTTTTTCATTGTAAAATTTGTTGATTGGCTCATCTATTCTTGGTTTTAG